CCCATTGTTGATAGCGTCCGCAATAGCAATAGTACAAATCGTATCATCTGTAAAAGTGCTTTCTTCCGTAAACAACTCAAAGTTATAATTATCCGTATTGTTAAACTCAAATCGTGAGCCTACAATGTCACCTATTATTGCACCTAACATTGTTATTCCTCCAACTCTGTTATTATGGTTTGCTTTATTTTTTTTATCTCGGATCCAGGGAATTTTACAGCTTCTTTTTCTGCAAGTTCTCTATAGCGGAAAAGGTGTACATCATCAAATGTACTGAGGTAATAGCTTGTAAATTGTGGCTCACTCCATTCACTCACATATTGATCTCCACATTGAATACAGAACTCATGTCTTATCCTCTCTTTTTTCATAAACTACCTCCTTTTTTAAAATTACCTCTAAAAGTTTTTTTTCGCTTAATAAATCCCATACGGATTGTACAATACTTGTTTTGATACTCAACCCGACTTAGATCTACGTTCCAAAGACTTTCTTTCTTGATACCTATTTGTTCCTCTGAAAGCTCGTCAAAGATCGCAGCAATAGATCCGAAATAGAAGTGTCTTTTTCCATTGTACGGCTCTCTCAATTCTACATGAATAACTTTCGGTAACTTCATAATCCATTCCATTTATTAAAGCGTTCTAATCTGATGCTTTAAAATTATATATTGGCTTTATCGTATCAATGATCTCAACTGTATCAGTGATAGCATTTTTGATCTCTTCCATAGACTTATACGCTTGTGGGGCTTCATCTATTGTCGCTCTACTTACAGAAGTGGTATATATTCCGTTCATAGATTCTTGGTATTCCTCCATACTAAGCAACTCCTTTGCTTTACTCCTACTCATCAAACGTCCGGCTCCATGTGGGGCTGAATAGTTCCAGTCCGGGTTTCCTTTCCCAACACAGATAAGGGAACCATCACGCATATTTATAGGTATTAATAGCTTCTCGCCTAATTCAGCACTCACAGCACCTTTTCTAAGGATCATACGGCTAAAATCAATATAGTTGTGTATGGTTTCAAATCTATTTACCTCAGTAAATCCCATCCCATTAATGATGATCGCTGCCATAGTAGCACGATTAAGTACAGCAAAACGTTGCACTATTGCCATGTCATTAATATAGTCGTGAAAATCACCACCTGAAAGATGTGCCAGCTCTTTGTCCTTACCAGGAATTGAAATATTCTTAATCGCTTCCTGAATATCCCTTTCCCTGCCTTCTGCTTTCAATCTGGCAATAGTATTGCGTACTTCAATCGCCCGATCACTTTCTGTATTTGCAGCCAAATTTTGATAGTGCTTACAAATATCGCCTCCCAACTTTCTACTGCCAGAGTGAATAACCAAATAGTACCTATGGTTTCTTTCTGAATAGTCCACCTCGATAAAATGATTACCGCCTCCAAGTGTACCGAGTGATAGATAAGCTCTATTTAAATCTACTTGCTTCGCACATCGTAGGTTTGAAAAATCAAAATTTGCCTTTTGAGTATCATGTATATTAAACCCATTGGGAACCATTTCCCTTATAACGGAATCCAATTTCTCACAGTCTATATATTGATCTGCCAATTCTACAGTAAGCATACCGCAACCAATATCAACGCCTACCAAGTTTGGCGTTACTTTATCGGTTATTGTCATTGTAGTACCTACAGTACACCCCTTACCAGCATGGCTATCCGGCATTATTCGTATAATAGAGTTTTCATAGGCAGGATAATTAGCCAGCCTCTTAATCTGATCGTATGCTTCGTTCTCAAAAGTTTCAGCAAAGATCTTGACTTCCTTTCCTGAATGTGTTCTAATTATTCTCATGTCAAATACAAATATAGTTTATTCTATTAAGTATAACAAATAAAATGCTACTTCTTTTTACTTAGTAAAGTAACGTGCCGTTTTAGTTCTTTATGTAGATACTTGTTTTCGCTCTGTAGCTCTTTTATGATAGAATTACGCTTTTCAAGTTCTTTGTTATATCGTTCACGTTCAAATTGAGCAAACGTAAGATCCTCATTCCTACAAGTACAATCTCGTATATCATTGCTCAAAACAACAGCCCAACAACAAGGTATTAAGACTTTGCCAGCTTGCTTATCGTATATGTAATGGCACTTACTCATAAGTTTATCCTTTCATACGTCCTAAGAAGGATAGTTTTAATACATCGTATTGCTGACCTATAACGGCAAACTCCAACATAGCGTTATTATCCAAAAGATCGTTAATCCTTAAAAGTGGATAATCTTCTCCAGCACGGCTTACATATCCCTCTTGTGAAATATCATCTATTATGCGCTCATCATCGCATTTGCCAAAATAAGAATCAAGGCTGCTTATGATATGTTCTTTCAAATAAGCCTCACTATATACAGAAGCTATTTTATCCTGTTTCCTTAGTGCGTATCTCATAATTCATCTTTATCTCCTAATTCAGATAATGCTTGTTCAAACTCTTTGAGTTTCTTAATGGCATAATCTCTACGATAAGTAATTATATCACGAGTTGTGTAATCTATATAGAATCGGTCTATAAGATGTTGAACATAAAACCTTTCAGGCTCTTCGCAATGATTTAGTAGAATTACATAATTCGTGTTTCGTGGGTGGAAACATAGGAATCTATAATAATTTACTTTGCCACATGAACATTCTATTAATCGCTCATCTATCTTTAATTTCTTAATATCTTCAGTATTTAATATTGGTTTCATTTTTCAACTCCTTTCGGTTTGTTTATGGGTTTCCAGTGGGTTATCCTATATTCGTTGGCAATGTCTGCTATTCGTTCCAAATAGTCTTCTGCCCAACCAAATTTCCCCCAAGTAGATGTTAAGTAATCAGTGTACCATTCGCCATCATCTAAATTCTGATATTCCACACGAAGGATGCAATTTGTTCCTATTTCCGGCATAGCTTCCGTATCATCTTTACACTCGTACCAGTTCTCAAACTCATTAAACCGCCTTGCGATCTCTTCACAAAGAATATTTGAGCTTTCCACATCGCCTAAATGAATTTCGGCTATTTGGTAATTCATCCCGTCCTTTATACAAAGTTCTGCATCCAATTCATCCGCACCAAACGAGCGTTTACCTCGTGCTGGTAGGCAAATAAGTTTCAATGTATCAGTATCTAACTCACCTTTGGCGTATGTCCAATTCAATTTAATTTTTGTCATTTCTTCCCTCCTGTATTTGTTTGATTTTTAATCTCATTCTTTCTTCTGCCTCCTTTACGTTGATTATTTTAGCTTCAAGTTTCTCACGAGCTTTCAATAAATCCGTATCGGTACTCTCATCGAAAAACAGATTATGAGCCTTATTGTAGGCTACATATTTATCAATATTGCGTTGAGCCTTTGTAACCTGAGCCTTTGCCGATATAAGCCGATTCAAATCCTTATTCAGTTGTATGTTGTTACCCAAACGCTTATCATAGAAATGCAACGTGTATCGTACACACCCTTTTGGATATTGGCAAACAAGTTTTGCCTTTCTCCATTCTACTACCCACTTTCTATGTTCGTAAACTTCACGTGGTAAATCGTAACTGAATAAGCGTACATAGTTATTACTTTCATCTTTGCGCTCGAAATTCACAAAAACCCAATGCTGAACCTCTAAATCCTTTTCAGCTTTGGCGTAGTCCTTTGCCATCTGTATAAAGTAGTCTATGCTTTCTTGTGCCATTTCAACAGTTGTTTTCCTGCTGCTTTTGCAGCCATTTTACACCTTTCTTAAATCCTTCAATAAAAGCATCTGAGCAAACCCTTTGTATTTCGGGCAAACAAACACCTCTACTTCGATTTAGAGGACACGTAGCGCAAGCCTGGCTTCGTCCGTTGGCTTGCTTTGCTGCTTTAGTTATTCCTTTCATAATTTCGACAACCATTGTTCATAAATACGTGTGGCTATCTGAGCCATCATTACGGGTGGAACACTCATACCACAAATGTAGTGTGGCGATAAACCACAAAAATTATAATCTTGTGGGAACGTGGATATATTACATACCTCAGAAGTGGATAGATAGACGGGCTGCTTAAATGGTATCAATGAATCCAGGTGTGCAGACAATGTATAACAAACTCTATCTTCATAACAGAACTGCTGATTAAAAAAGCCACGTTTACCAGTGAGTTTTTTATAGGCTTCTGATAGTGCTATATACCCTTGTTCCCTGGCTTCAAAAAGTTCTCTCATTCTGCCTTCATAGGCTCTTCCTTTATAATCCGCAAAAGCACCATATACTATAGGATCCTCGTTAAACTCCATGTTTATATATGGCTCTACGTTAAACAGATTAGATACCTTCAAAAAATTAATCCCTAAATCATGTCTAATGCAAATAAAGAAGATCCGTTCTCTTTTCTGAGGAACACCCATTTTTGACGCATCAAGAAGGAAATGCTGACAATAATAGCCAGCGTTATCAAAATCTTTATATATGCGCCTAACATAGTCTATTGCACTTCCCATAAGTAAACCTTTCACATTTTCGGCTACTACAACTTTTGGTTGTAATACCCTTGCTAAAGCTATGAAATCAAAGAAAAGCGTATCAAGAACTTGTGCAGATTGCCCCTCTCTGAATTTCTTTTCTTTACCCCAATCCTTTTCACGATTTCCGGCAATGGAGAAGGTGGAGCATGGGGGAGAACCGTCCAAAATATCCAAATTGTAAAGATCGGGCGGTAGCTCTCTCTCTCTCTCTCTCTCTCTCTCTCTCTCAATGTTCGTATATCTTCCAAAAAATTATATCGGGGTGAGTGGTTAGCCACATAGCACCGATTAACCTTTGCGTCTATCTCATTGCAGCCAATTACATCAAATCCGGCTAACTTGTAACCCATTGTAGAGCCACCACCACACGCAAAGCAAGAAAACACTTTGCCTTTATCTTTCGTGAATTTGGCTTCTGAAAGCCTCCAATTATAGGGGAATTTATGTTTTTGCATTTCCATATAAATTAAAATGGTAAATCACTTTCACCAGGTCTGCAATCCTCAATTTTGTATTGAGTATCTTCAACTGATTTTATAGTACACAAAACGTATGCTTTCTTTTTTAAAAGAGTTGCAAGCCTTTTCGCTTCTTTTTCCGCACTATCCAAGCTGTCATGTTTGCAAGCTGGGGTAGCACACCCTTCCACAAATACCATGTAAAATGTATTCATATTCGTTCCATTTTTAATTAAATGCAATTAGTTCGATATGTATATTCATCAATTATATCATTACCGATAATCTCAGGTAGTTCAAAAAACCTTGTTGCCGGGCAAACATGGGCTTCAATCTCTATGCAAAGACCGTCCCCCGGCATATAGGCACAACCTACGCTATCGTTCCAGTTTATATGCTTTTGGGCTGCTTTAGCTACTTTATCGCAAGCTGATAGATATTCAGCATATTTACTATTTGCTTTTTTTATTTTATTGAATAGTATATCGTTCATTTTTTTTCTATTGACTTATACATACGTTTATAGGCACGATTAATTTATAAGTCGCTCCGTTGGGGAAACCATCTTTTATAGCTTCTTCAATCTCGCTGGCTGATGGTACACTAATTCGTTTCCCAAATTCAATTTTGCCCAAGCGTTTTCCCTTGTGATCGAAAATTATATATGTGTATTCATTCATAGGGCTATAATTATTTATTTGGGTAAATTGGGCGTATCACTTCCAGCGTGTCCGCACGAACAATAGCAATACGTTGGTAATATTTCTTACAAGCAGCTTTAAAACCACCACACCAAGCAGTTTTCTTCTCATAGCTATTTATTATATCCTTTTCTGCTTTATCCAAGTCAATAATAGGATATGCCATACCAATACGAATCTGATCCTCCGTATCATGCTGTAAAACTCTAATATTGATTAAATCTTTCATATTCAATATGTTATTTATTATTATCGCTTATTCGTTAGATACATTAAGTTTTAATTTATCTATGAACTGTTTACCTCGTTCCGTAATACTGATTTTAGCATTAGGGTGTATTTCCTTCATGCGGTTTATCTCTTTTTGTATGGATTCCACTGTACTTGCTAACACGTAATGTGTAGCAATAAACCACATTGTACCTAATCCAGAACGCATTACATATCCTTCAAGATTAATGCGAGCATGGGGTAGTATTTTGCCGAAATACATTGTTCCTTGAATGCTTGCTACTGTGTTTTCGGTTTTCCTATCTATCATTTCTATAGCTGTAAAGCTCTTACACATATCTATATCCATAATTCAATATTTATCCTATTGATTAATAATTTGCTATCTTTTGTTTAGTATTCGCAACAAAAGTCTTATTTGATCCTTTAATGTTGATTTCTCCAAGATTTTCCCAATCCCCATTTGCCCACGTTTTTGTTATGCAAGAGCCTTTATACTTGTCAAGATTGGCTTTAATTAGTTTCTTTGCTGGAGCAAGAGAATAAAATGTGAACGTATCTTTCCATTCCTCACATTCTACACCGTATTCCCATTTCTTCAACTCCTTATTAAATCTGTCGCCCGTATAGGTGTGCTTGACAGGCTCACTGAAATAAACTGTGTATTGTTTCATGATCGTATGAATTTACTTTCTTCAATATAGTTTTATATTCTTTTCGTGTAACTGTTTTTATTACGTTGCAAATATATGTAACATTGGTAATATTACCAAATGAAATAGGTAATATTTTCAAGTGATATTACCAATGTTTACCAAGTAAAACATAGAAATATTATCATTATCAGATATATAGCTTTTCAAAAACACTGCAAAATAATTTCAGAAAAAGCATTTTTTAACATTGTAGAAATGTATGCTTTTTGATTTATTCTACTTATTAAAATAGATATTTTAGGATTATAGCTCTGATTTTGAAGAAAACAAGTATAAAAAACATTGGTGTATATATACACCGTTATTGAAAATATTACCTACATTTGCAGTATAACTAAAGTAATATTGATATGAATAAGACACTCTTTAAGAAAGTCAAAGACTTATGTAAGGACACTGGTTTATCAGAGAAGTACCTTACTGCGATAACCGAAAAAATTGGTGGCAGCATTGAGGATGATTCTACTGATGAAGCGGAAATCGAAAAAGTAGCAAACCAAATAGCGGATGTGGCAAAAGAAAGTCAAGGAGAAGCTACCAGGTGGGCTAACAAAGCGAAGGAACCAAAGGAGCCAAAAGAACCGAAGGAACCCAAAGAACCTAAAGAACCGAAGGAGCCAAAGGAACCTGATAACGATCCAAACAAACGGATCTCCGAACTTCAAGCGGAAATGGATAAAATGAAACAAGAGCAAGCTAAGAAAGATCGTGAAACAGCCGTTCAAGCAGCTCTTAACAAGCATGGTATTCCCGAATGGAGAAGAAAAGGTTTGGTTATTCCTGATGAAGAGGATCCAGATGCTTATTGCGCTGGTCTGAAACAAGACTTAATAACTCAAAACCTTATTTCGGAAGATCCAGAGAGTGTAAAAACAGCAAACGCAAAGAATGTTGAAGAGGCTTCTGATGCGTTGCTGGAATCAATTATTGTTAAATAAATCATTTTACAATGAAACGAACAAAAATCTCATTTGTCGGTGAAAAACCGATTTTCACAGGCAGTCCGCAAATTGTACCAGGCGGTTTTAATCTGGATCGGGAGAAACAGCGTTTTTCTGTAGGTGATATTATCCCTGCCGGAACACTCGCTATTTTCGATGAAGTTACAAGAAAGGTACAGATTGTAAAAACAGCGAAGGTTAAAGCTATCGGCACAAAGGATAAGAAAGTTATCACTTTGTATTCAAATGGCTATTGTTCACCCTGCTTTTCTGTTGGAGATAAGCTGTTACAAGCTAAATCCGTTAGTGGAACTTTTGAAGATGCCCCTTCTATTGTGTCTATTGAAAAGCCTGGTGTGTCAAACGCTCCGTATGTAATTACACTTTCTGCCGAGATCTCAGGTTTGGCAGTAGATGATGTGCTTGTAGAGGTTGTTGAAAGCTCTACTAATGCTGCTGTTATTGGTGAACCTAACTCTTTAACAATCGAAGAAGTTACTGTAAAAGAGTTTGAAACAGCCATAGATGTTACAGAGGACACTATGCAATATGCTGTAATGGAAAGACGTGTTTTGCCTATTCCCGACAGCATGAAGGATAGCACGAAACGCTATTTAAAAGCGAACTCTCACATTCGATTGTCGCAAACTTATTAAAAGGAGGTGCTAAATGAAATCTATTTATTCAACTTTTACTGGTTTGTTTAAAGATGGCAAACCTATTGATTTTCTCGCAACGTGGAAAAAGACACTGGATAAGGCTTCAGAACGTGAAGTAGCATTGTTCCAGAAAACTTATTCGGATGAGTGGTTTGATTGGGAGGCTCCGCAACTCTCTTTGAGAGCTGAGGGTATTATGGGCAAATATCATTTGCGTGTGATGGCAACCCTGATCGGTGATGAATCCCCCACTCCGTTAAGACGTTCTGACGGTTTTGATATTTGGAATGAAGAAATTCCACGTGTCGGACATAAGTTCTTTATGAAGGCTTCCACTTACCGCAAGTTGCTGGAAGTTTATAAATCTCCGTTCTTGAAAGACGGTCAAAAGGTTAAGCAGATTGAAAAGACTTTGCGTAACGATGTGGAAAACGCTTATCTGGGCTGCAAAGATACTGCTGATTTTATGATTCTGAAAGCTATATCAAACTTCGGTGTTTGTCGTTTCATTCCTTCTATCAACAACCCTGGTGGACGTGAGTTTGAAATTGATTACCTGATGGATGAAGCTAACAAACTCGTTTCAGCCTTATTATGGAATGACGCTAACTCAAAAGCTGGCAAGTTGGATATTATTCTAACTCTTACCATGATCGTTACCTTGTTCAAAAACAAAGGTGTCGTATTTGAAGAGTTACTGATGGCTCCTGAACTGCTTGCATTTATCCGAAGAGATATTACAATTCGAGAAGCAGCCTACGGTAAGGACAAATCCGGCAAGGTTGTTACTATCCCAGACTTGAACACCTTGTTTGCTGATAACGGTCTGCCTAAAGTTCGTGAGATCACCCGTCTTGTGGGTATTGAAAAGGACGGAGAACGTGAGCCGTTAGATCCCTGGAATCACAATATGATTGTATTTAAACCTGCTGGAAAGATTGGCTTTATCCAGCCTTCTATTGAAGATAACGAGCTGTTTGAAGAGGACAATGTAGATTACATGAACGCTGGTAACGGTATTCGTATAGCCAAATGGCGTACTGGTGAATCTACAGGGCAAAAGGCTGGTGAATATACACAAGGATCTGCCCGTTTGATCCCGGTTATCACTGAAATTAACGGTATTGTCTGCTTGCAAGTTAGAGGCTTTGAAGAGCCGGAAGAAGCAGTGGAGGGAGTAACTTTTTATACGAAAGAACAATTCGATCAGAAGGCAGCAGCAGCTTCTTTGGTCGGCTAAAAACGATGCAATATGGTAACATTAAAAGTATTAAAGAAGTTCCAAGATAAGGACAACAAGGAGAAAATTTACCAAGTCGGTGAAACTCTATCAACAAGCGATTTGGATCGTGTAAATAATCTTGTTTCACGAGGAATTTGCAGTATTTCTGCTATCAAGGAGGCTAACAAAGAAGAAAAGAAACCCGAAAAAATTAGCCTTTTTGATAAAGAGTTTGAAATCGGTGCTGTAAAAGGTGCTTTGGCTGAGATTGGCGTTTCAATCAATAAAAATGCTGGCGTTCAAGCAATCACCAACAAACTCGGTGAACTTACAGAAGAGCAAAACAAGGCTCTTTCTGAAATCTTATGTAAAGAGTAACCTATGACGAATTTAGACGCTATCCGTGCTTTATGCACTAAAATATGTTCCGGCTTCTACCCGGATCAGAATGTACTTGAATTTACCCTTTTGGATAATGATATAGATCCTTCTAAAAACTTCATCCCCAAAGATGTTGAACTGGTGAAGGCTGCTATCAGTGTCGTTAAGGGAATGACTGAAAACAGCCATTCGGAAAGTGGAATTTCTGACGGGTGGGATGCGGATCGTATTAATAAAAGTATCTCCGCTATTTGTCGGGAGTACAATATAGATAGCTCTGATTTTGTCGAAGAATCTTCTGTATCAGACGGTTCTAACCAATGGTAAGTTATGCAATACAACGGAACAATACAGTATAAGGTTTTATCTGGTGGCGGTTTGGATGGTAACGGTGAGCCGATTATCTCTACCGTATCATGGAGTGAGCCTATACGTTGTCTGTACAAAACGGTAAAGCATAGCAACACGATCTATCAACAAGGTAAGTTTACTGATAAAAGCTATGAGATCCTAATTGAAAGTAGGGATTTTCAAGCTGATACGGTAAAACTTACCAATGATAGAACACAGTTTTTGGGTGAGTTTGAAGTACAGGATATTGAGTTTGTTAATCGCTCAGGAAGAGTAAAGATTACGGTTTGATGGGATTCACGAAGAAAACGCCGGATAGTGCTTTTAGCAACTTTCTTGATGATACCAAGAAAGCCGTTATAGGTAGAGCTATTAAGGCTTTTATCTATGTCGGTGAAGCGTGTCTGAAAGAAGCCCGTTTAAACGGCAACTATACAGACAGAACGGGAAACCTTAGAAACTCTATCGGTTATGCCGTACTTTTTAATGGTGAAGTTATGGAAGAAAGTGCTTTTGCCAACACAAAAGGTGGGCAAAACGGAAAGAAGCATTTGGATAGCTTGAAAAAGAACTATCAAAACGGTATTGTCTTGATTGTATCTACTGGAATGAGTTACGCAGCTTATGTAGAAGCCCGTAATTATAATGTCCTTACTTCTTCCGAACTGCTGGCTAACAAACTTGTACCTCAGATTATGAAACAATTAGGCTTTGAAATGAAATGAATAAGACAGGTGATGAAATAGAGCTGGACGTTTTCAACATTATCACAAACAGCCAACTTGCAAAGGAAATAAAAGGTAACGTTTATCGTGAAGGAACACGAGATCTAAACCCTATGGAAGAGGATATAATTGTATCGTTTCTTACTGGTTTGGATGGGCAGTTTCAAACTGGCTCCGTAACGGTAAATATTTATGTTCCCGACAAAGACAATGGCAGTAAGGTATTGGTTAAAGATGTTGGCAGATGCCGTTATCTGGCACGCAAAGCCGATGAGGTTGTTAGATCCTTGAAACCTACTGATTACAGATTTTCTTTAGGTGCAACAATTAAAAGCTACAAAGCAGAAAAGGTAGCTATGCACTTTGTAAACGTAAAGATCAATTTTGAACTAAAAACATTTTAAGTTATGGCAAACAGTGGTATTACATGGGGTAAACCCCTGGTCGAATTTGGGCTAACTGGTGCTGAAGATGCAGCTCCTTCCAGTTTCAAAACAATGCCCACAGCCGAAGAAAATACAGTTCTTCTTACAACTGTAAAAGGAAGTGCGCAAGAATTGTACGGAGAAGGGCATGAACTGGTAGCTCGAAAAATGCAAAAGTCTTATAAGCAGCTTGCTATGAGTGTGTTTATTCCTTCTGGCACAGAGGATCCTATTCCGGAAGAGGACGGAGTTGTAAAAGATGAATATGCAGTACGCCTTACTCCTGAAGATGATACGCTGGATGGATTCATCATGCGTAAATGCTCTGTTGAGGTTGAGGAAGAATGGTCGTCCGCAAAGGGTAAAATGCTAAAATACATCTTTAGCTCATTGAAGCCCAAGACGGGTAAAATGATTGAGAAGTATAAAAAAACAGATTCATTAGATGTAGGTTAATTGAACTATGAACAAGGAAAAAGACAACATAGAAGGGCTTGTGTCTGATACGATCTTACAAAAGCCGTATTCTATACAGATAGGACAAGAAACATACGAGGTTGCACCTCCTTCTATTGCTACTCTTATCCTTGCCTCTGAACTTATTTCTCAGCTTCCTAAAGTAGAGTTAGATAAAAGCCTGGTTACATTTGAATCGCTCCGTATTGCGAAAGATTGTAAGGTTTTAGGCGATATTGTAGCTACTCTCATTTTAGGAGCTGAGAATATAACTACAGAAGCAACCGTAGTTCAAAAGTCTTTATTCGGTTTGGTACGCACACGCAAAAAGGTTACGATTGATAACAGGGCTGTTTTATCCGATAAGATCTTGAAACAACTTTCACCAAGTAAAGTGAACGCTCTTACCCTAAAAATCATAAACAGGATGGAGATAGGAGATTTTTTCGGGCTTACCGCTTCCCTGATAGAGATAAACCTTCTCAAACCGACAAAAGCAGGGGAAGCGGATCCGAAGGAAACGATAGCATCTGGGCGGTAGTAGCAGGAATGGCAAAGGCTTATAATCTGACTTTTGATTATATCCTATATAAAATGAGTTTTGCCAATGTTCGTCTGTATAATGCGGTTCTGCCTTCTTTCTCAGCAAAGAAGGATGGTAAAAAAGATACTGGCATTATTCTAAATGGTGATGATCCCAATAATCAGGATGCAGTAAATAACGCAATATTTGACGTAAACGAAGATGAATAACAACGAAGGTACAACATGGTGGGCTTTAGGATTGGATAACGCCAAATTTGAAAGCGATGTGGCGAAATCTAACTCTCTTTTCCGAAGCATAGGCAACACAGCCGAAAAGGAAGGTAGCAGGATAGACAATATTTTCCGTAAAATAACGGTTGCTGCAACTGGATTTTTCACGGCTCAACAAGCGTTGGGATATGCTCAGAAGATAGCTCAGGTAAGAGGCGAATACCAACAGTTAGAAGTTGCCTTCAATACCATGTTGGGCAGTAAGGCTAAAGCTGATGCTTTAATGACACAGCTTGTTAATACTGCTGCTAAAACTCCGTTTGATCTCGTTGGTGTGTCAAGTAGCGCAAAACAATTACTTGCTTATGGTATAGCTGCTGACAAAGTGAATGACACTTTGGTACGGTTAGGAAATATCGCTGCTGGCTTATCTATTCCATTACAAGATATAGCCTGGTTATACGGTACAACCATGACACAAGGCAGGCTATATGCTGAGGATCTTAACCAATTTACGGGTAGAGGTATTCCGATGATTCGTGAATTAGCTAAAGAGTTGGGCGTAGCAGAAAATGAAGTTAAGGCTTTGGTTTCCGAAGGAAAGGTAGGATTCCCAGAAGTTCAGAAGGTTATAGAAAACCTTACAAATTCTGGCGGTATGTTCTACAACCTGATGGAAGAGCAAAGTAAGACTATTACGGGTAAGATCTCCAACATGAGCGATGCTATTTCTGTAATGCTTAACGAAGTAGGGAAAGCTAACGAGGGAACAATCAATTCAATACTGGAAACTGGTATCTCCGCTATAGAGAACTACGAGGCTATCGGTGAAACTATACAAGAATTGATTGTTACTTATGGCTTGTACAAAGCTGCTGTAATTTCAGTTGCTGCTACAAAAAATGCCGTTACTACCATTAAAGCCACTGGAGAAGCTGAGGAACTAAGCAAATTGCTTACTGTAGAGCAGCAAGCAGCCATTTCAAAGCAGAATTTAACCAAAGGCACGTTAGAGTATGCAACTGCCGTAAAAGCTGAAATGGCAGCAAATATAGAGGCTCAAACCGCAGCTTTAGCTAAAGCTCGTACAGAGGTTTCAGCAGCCAGCCAAGCCGTAGCAGCCAAGAAAGCCGAATACCTTGCTGCTAAAGAGTTGGAGAAGCAAAGATTAGCAGAACTTATGTCTATCGGTGCTACTGGCTCTGCAAAACAAGTAGAAGCAGCAGAAAGAAAATTAGTCGCAGCCGAAACAGCCAGAGAAACAGCAGCCTTACAATACCAAGCAGCCACACGTGATTTTAGCACCAAGAAAGTAGCGGTAGAAACGGCTGCTAAAACATTGAATACCACTCAGACAGCAGCCAACACAGCAGCACAAGCAGCCAATGTAACTACAACAAACTTGTTGGTAACTGCAAAGCTCAGGCTTACGGCTGTAGCTACCAAGTTGAAAGCCGTTATGCTGGCAAATCCTTATACTTTGGCAGCAGCAGCCATAGCAGCTCTCGGTTATGGTATTTATAAACTTATCACTTATCAGACTGACGCAGAAAAGGCGCAAGAAAAACTAAATAACGCCATATCTGAGAGTGAAAAGGTTATTGGAGCTGAAAGATTGCAAATTGATGCGATGTTTGCACGTTTGAAAGCAGCCAAAGAAGGTACGGATGAATACCGTTCTGCAAAGGAAGCCATAATGAGCAAATACGGTGAGTATTTGAAGGGGCTGGGGGATGAAAAGAACGCTTTGGATGATCTGGCTAAGGCTTATCGTATCATTACGCAAGAAGCCGAAAAATCAGCTCGTGCAAGAGCTATGGATAAAGCGGTTAATGAGGCTTCTAATGACTACATGGATAAGGAGGTAGAAGCCAAAGAAAATGTAGAAGAATTACTAAAAGATAAGTTCAAGGGAAAGAAGGATAAAGACGGTATCGACCTTGCGGAAACTTATTACTGGAAGATTAAGCCAGTGCTGGAAGGCAAGGGGGAAATTACTAAAGAAATCCAGGATATTATAAAGCAGTTTGACGAAACCAAATACTTGCCTGGCGATCCCATGACTGGTATAGGTGCGCAAACCTACATAGCTAATGACTTGCAAGATGAAATAACCAAAGTATTCAAAGCTCGTGGTATTTATAATAATATCATAAAAGAGGCTCAAAAACGCTTCGGGGAGAATCCTAACCAAAATCAGAAAACGGGTAATCAGGGAGAGGTATTTTATACCAAAGGCAAATCCATTTCTGAGATAGAAGCAGCCATTACTAAAGGTCAAGAAAAGCTGGAGGCTTTCAAAAAGGCTCTCAGAGAGAACAACGGCTTAATGTCTGATGGCAAAATAGTAACCGATGCTGTTGTAAAAGGGCAGGAAAGCTATATAGCCAAATTAAAGGCTACCGTTCTTGAACGTGAAAACGAGCTACAAATTATTAGCCAAGTAGAGAGTCGTATTTCCAAACTGAAACAGGAACAGAAAGAAACCGTTAAAGGTAGTGCTGAATACAACGACTATCAAAGACGTATAGATTTACTGAGTAAAAAGTTACCAGATAGAAAAACGTCCTCTTCTCAAAAGGATTATTCCGATGAGATAAAACGCAATGCACAAGAGCAGATTCGTATTAAAAAGGATATGGAATTTGCTGTAAGGCAAGCTGAGATCAACACCCATAAGGAAGGACTTTCTAAAACACTGGA